GCCCGGCTGCGAGAAGTAAAAGATGCCGTCAACTTCCCTTACGAGCTCGAAGGAAAGCATTTTCAGGTCGTGATTCGATACTTTGCTGGCAGTCGCACCCTTCTCCTCGTTTCCAGCGGCGGAGAGGCTGCTGCCATCCTCACTTTTTGCTGATTCTGTTGATTGCTGCATGCTGACCACATTCCTTTGACACTACAAGTGTTGTTCCTACACGATCCATCTGGAGTTTGTCCCCGAAGGTCCACCCCAGTTCTCTGATCAGGCGCGAGGGAATTGTCGCCCTATGCGCCCCGTTCCCGACTTTTGTCAGTGTTGCTGATTCAGTCATAGTCACCTCTTGACGACTAGGTATTACCACGATAAAGGTATAAACTTTTCGGGACTTGCTTGAAAAAGAGAGGAGTATTATTACCGCACGCACAGCGGAGCCCGGACCCTGCGCCGGAACCCGGGGTCGGCCTTCGGGTACTCGGGTGTGGCGAAGACGCCTTTCCTGAGCTGCCGGATCGCTGCTCGGATGCTCTTGAGCTTCAGCATATGTGAGATATTTCTAACATTTGAAGTATTTAAAGTTTTTTTGAAATGTCCGCCCATGCCAGCGAGGTGCGGTAAAATAGCAGCCTTTTTATTTTTCCGATGGAACATTTTAACCTGCAATGGCCCGTAAAAAGCAGGTAGTCGCTCCAACCCCCCATAAGGATCGGTTATTGTTCTTTGACCTTCTGAAGATCCTATTTATCGCCATAATCGTTTACGACCACTCGCAGCTCTTCATCCTCAGGGATTTTAATGGCCTGCTGTTCTCCGATGGCTGGAACTTCTATAATATTTATATCAACGGACTCACGGGAATCGCAGTTTACGGCATGTTTTTTATCAGCGGGGCGGTGCTGGAATACTCATATAAGAGAGTTGGCACATGGGAGTCGTATTATACCTTCATTAAGAACCGTGTGACACGATTATATCCCGCGTTCTGGATGAGCTTGATCCTGGGTCTGGCGCTTGTCATAATTACGAACGCATCCATCACGGCACAAATATTCGTAAGTTCCCTGCCGGACATCCTGTTTGAGTATACGGGGTACTATGTCCTTTTGAATCAGGGGCCGGGTCTCATCAACAATATGAGCTGGTTTATCGCTGCAATCGTATCCATTTATCTTATTTTTCCCCTTGTCTCCGACACAGTCAGGAAGTACCGGATATATGCGATCGTCGCTTTTATGATCGTAAGCTTCAGCTTGCGGGTCCTCCTGCTCACTTATGCCGGAAGTATTCCGCAAGATCTTCTGTGGAGGTGGTTCCCCCTCTGCAACCTCTTCGAGTTCGGACTCGGGATCTATATCATACAAGCCGGGATTTACCCGAAGATCCCGAACACATCTACAGTCCTGCGGGAACTTGTCGATCTTAGCTTCTACGTCTTCCTCTTCCACATGATCGTAATCTGGAGCGTAATCCCGATACTGCCAAAAACAGGGCCGGAATACATCGGGGTTATTGCTTACTTCCTGATGATGGCGGTGATGCTTGCGGTCTGTTGGATCGTGATGACGATCGATAAAAAAATCCAGAAGGGGCTCCGTCAATCCGGTTGAGCGAGCGGCTCCAGGAGGACGACAGCGACCTTTTTACCAACCCATGCAATAGGGACGAACACTCTTCCAGAGTCCCCGCTGTTTTTCACTTCCTTCTCTAAAAAAGCATATCCCTCTATATTTAATTCCTGTTTTTTCAGCATCATCACCCTGTAATAATCTAGCAATAATATGGCAATAAAATATAAATACCTAACCCGTATCACAATAATATGACAATAAAATTGTCATGAGTGAGGATTGATGAAAAAGACTGTTATTGCCCTCATCGCGTTCTGGTTGATCGCGGTGATCGTTGCAGCTCCCGTAACTGCGGGTGATTGCGTCGTACCTCCCGATGAATACTTCATCACCGATGGTCCACACAACGGCCAGCCGGTGCATGGTGGCCTGCAGCTCGGCTTTGTGTTCTGGACCTTTGACAATGGCCACAACCAGTATGCCGGAAGCCACTATCTTGGAATCACCGAGTATAAGCTGAAGGAGAGCCACGCGGAGCAGGAAAAGATCGCGATGGGTAAGCTCTGGTACTGCCAGACGATTCCGGATTTTCCTTACGATCCAATGTATCCGGAGCGCTGGGGCGCCCACGTCAGCGAGGATCCGTATGATTCAGAGTACCTGAGTACTCAGGAGATGCGGGCGCGAGATGTCCCGGTTTGATCCCCCTGCACGTTCCCTTTTTTTCAGGAGAGAAAATTAGAATGGGCCGTAACCATCTGCATTCCTGAACTGCACGAATACCAGGTCAGTCACGGCCGGAGTAGTCTCGGTGTAGAACCAGAGTATATCATCTACAGCCACGGTGATATCTACATCAGTGCCGTAGTTTCCTGCCGTGCCCCCCCCGAGCTGCGCCCCTGTACCATTGATGTAATAGGTGATGACTTTCCCTGTCTGGTCGCCACCCGACGCCCGGTTTTTCATGCGGATGTTGTATACTCCGGCCCGTTTGGTGCTCCCGCCAGCCATTTTTACATCTGTAGGATGCAAGAGGAGCGTTTCGCACTGGACCGTCCCAGTGACTGAACTTGTGGCGAATGCGTCAAGGACGTATTTCATAAATGTCAACACAGTCGTGCCGAAATTTGCAATTGTGGTGTTGGTCACGCGCCACGCCGTGCCCCCATTGACCGTCCCCCCCGTTACGGCAATGCTCGCCCCGAGCGCGAGTGCTGCTGATGTGAAATCTGCCGCACGATCGGGTGCACCCGATGCCTTCACGACATAGATCCCGTTGCCCCCGTCGGCTTGTTTCTTGACCAGGATGCGGTCGCCGGTCGCCATAGTTACACCATCGAGCGCCTGCCCGTTATACAGGTTTGCTAGCGTGACTGATGCAGTTGTGGCAGCAACCACAAGACCCTTCCAGTTCCCCCCGGCATTTGCCACGGCCGCTGCGATCGCAGCCGCCACGTGGCCTTTGTTCGCGGCATCGGTGTCTGCATCGGGGTCAGCGACATCAGTGATTTTCATCGTGCCGGCGTTGATGCTCCCGTCGGCATTCGAGAAGGCCTTGCCCATCCGTGCACCAAGCCAGCCGCAGTCAGTCTCCGATCTCTTGTCGTGGATGTCCGCCGTTTGGATCTGAGTCTCCCCTGCTGCGACATCAATGTCGGCAAGTCTTAATTCATGGACGTCGGTGCTTCTTGTCATGTCCGGGGCAACCGGAGAGGCTGCCGCCACGCCTTTCTTCACTGCCAGAATCGCATCCCGATAGAGGTCTCCTGTGATCCGGAAGCGCACGACAACCGAGTCGATACGTGGGTCGGCCTCCCCATTGTCGTCGATATCCAGTTCATACGTTGCGCTGTTCGAGAGCCATCGCCGGCCGCTGATCGCGACCCCTGCGGCCACGTTTACTTTCATTGCTGGGGACCCGAGCGCCGATACTGCGAGCTCACTGAGTATGCCGCTTACGACCCCTTCCCCGGGGAATCGCCATTTCTCATAAGCGTCATCAACTACATCGGTGTATGACCGGTCTGCTGGTGTCACTCCTGCAAGCGCTGCAAAGAATCCGAATGTTGGTTCAACGTTTACCATTTCTCGTTCTACCTCCTGATTGTCTGCAAATACTGTTTCCTGTCTCTCCTCACGACATCGACAAGATCGGGTTTTTCGGAGCCGAGAGTGAGCTTGACCCGTTCGCCGCTCTCGGTGTACTCTTCATCAACCATGACGATCGTCGATATCGCCTCTACAACCTCATGCACCGTCAGGGTCTCGACATCGCGGATCTGGATCTTCGCGGTCACTTTGTCCCCGAGGTCAAAATCCGTGATGTACCGGAACGGCCCGAGCTCGTTGTACTCCGGTGTGATGGAGGTCGCCCCTGCATAGTCCATGAGCCGGGTCGCCCCATACTGGTCGATCTCATCGTTCGTCGAGTATGCCGAAGCGTCGATGAAAACCACCCTTCGCGAAATGCCGGTCGGGCTTGTGCCGTCATCCACGGTGCGGAAAGTGCGGGTGGTACCCTCTCCGGCCCCCCCCACAACTCCGACATTGCGGTAGTTCATGAGGTTGTGCTGGTACTCGGAGCCGCGGATCGACTGGAATGTTGTGGAGAGTTTTACCGTGGTCTTGTCGCGGGAGCTGCGGATCCTGAACGTGAGATCCCCCGGGTCTGCTGAGCTGTCATCGACAGGAGTGTATATCACATCCCAGCCAAGCGGGTCCGGGGTACCTGCTGCGCAGAGCTCGCTGATCGTCTCATCGAGATACTGGTTCCTGCCCTTGTACGGCGCTGAGAGCGTGCCGCCCCGTCCCCCATCAGCCTCAAGAGATAAGTTCGGGATGTTGTTGGCGGGGATGAACGAGTTGATGGCCTCGACATCCACGTAATGCCGACAGGCCGCCTCTCGGGTCACTGCGTCCTGCTCGTCAAACTCGGTCCCGAGGTCCTGATAGTTCTGGAGGATCCTCCGGTTCAGGATCGCGTTGGCATCCCGGCCCCGGAACTCCCAGATATCTTCATCGGGTTTGCTCCCTGTGGTGAGCTTAGGGAACTCGATCAGGCCGAACCGGTATTGTCCGCCCCGGTAGAACCCGATAAACCCGTCCTCGATGAAGTAATTGGCGTTCGGCAGATGGGCATTGATCTGCAGGACCCACTCACCGAACCCGCGCCACCTGCGTTTCCAAGTCAGCGACTTGGCATTCTCGACAACCCTGATCCGCTTGGAATTCGGATCATAAACATGGATCTGCGGTACTGCCATCCATCACACCGCCGAATGCCGTGGGATCCAGTACAGGATCATGCTGCTGCCGTCATTCGAGTCGTCGCTCTCGAACTTGATGCGGTTTGCCTCGTTGCCGATATACCCCTGGGCTTCATTCATGGCGAGCGCCCGATCGGATGAGATCAACCAGAACCAGGTCGAGTCGATACTGGCATACTGGAATGCGTCCTCGATCAGGGCGTTCGTCGTGGCGTTCCGGATCTCGCAGGTGATATCCCCGAATGTGGTCTCGATATAGAGCCTCTGCCCCGAAGTCAGCGTCTTGGTAATCTCGATGTATTCCCCGGTCGTGAGGTTCGTGATGGTGGGGTTGACCATCGGCCCGTCGATCTGGAGCCGGAACGGGCAGTCGAGGTCCCCATCGTTCAGGATGTTGTTAGTATCGGAGTATGTCCCGTACGTCCGCGGGTACACGATCGGGTAGCTCCACCCCGTCCTCGCAACGAAGGTCTGCGATTGTTCCGCCGTGTACCATGCCGGGGAGTGGGCAATGAGAGAGATGGTGAATCGCTGCCAGTAGTTGTCCAGCCCGGGGCCTGTGGAGGACCGGCTGTCCTTGTCGGCAGGGTACTGTGGCGAGCCCCGCTTGATCTTGCAGTCCAGAAAGAACGTCTCTGCGTCATCGAGCACGACCTTGAGCGTGCCCGCTCCCGATGCTGGGGAGAATGCCCGGGAGATCGTGCGTAGCAGGGTCGCGAGTGCTGAAGCGGAAGCTGCATTCGCGATGAACGAGATCGTTACCGGGTCCCGTGCATCCAGGGGAGATGCGAGAACGGTTTCCCCATCCTGCTCAGGCACCCGGTCGGTTATGTGGTTTGCCGGGATGTTCCCGAGCACATCCGGCTGTGCTGCCGTGTAGGTTGGTGACGAGAAGACGATCTCCGTGCCGCCATTACCCGGGATCCATGAGACGATCATCGCTACATCCCCCTGGTGATCGCGGTGGTCCCGAGGCTCTCGTTCGTTGCGCTGACGAGTTTGGTGCTGATCCCCTGCTCGTTTTTCACATTCAGGGTGACGTCAACTTTGGCCTGCCCATTCTCCGATCCTCCGGACTTCTTGTTGCTCCCGGAGAATTGCACAGAGGAGAAATCGGCTGCTGCAAGCGTCGGGGCTTCCACCGGTGTGAACGTCGGGGGGGTCCAGTCGGGGCCGTCCGCTGACATGATAACCTTATTCTGGATAATGGGGTTCTCTCCTGCAAAATTGATGCACGCGGCCATGTAATCGAGTTCGGCCTGTGAGCGGATCAGGGAGGTTAAATTCATCATCTCGCTTGTTTTGAGATGAGAGATCCCGACACCTTCCCATCCGGTTTTGACATGATCGAAAAGATCAGTCCACAAGTCTTTCTGCGTGCTGAGATTTCCCTTGAGATCGGCAGTCTGGTCGGCGGAGCCGGGGGTTGCGGTTGCTTTACCGGTGGCGGATGCTGTACCGGCGCCGGGCACCTTCCCGGATTTCATCATCGAAAGGTACTGCTGGGCTTTCTCCGCCATGCCCTTTGACTTCCCGAGCCCGCCTTTTGCGATCTCCTGGAGTTCAGCCTCCGACATCCCGGCAAGGTCGGAATACCCGGCCCAATCGGGACCGAGGCCGCCGGTCTGGAGGGAGCTGGCGAACATGGAGTTGTAGGTCGGGCCGCCCGCTGCCGTAATCGCTGCGCCCTCTCCGGTGAGTTTGCTCTCCCACTCTGCGAGCTGATTCTGGTTTTTCTGAATTGAGATTGTCAGCTCATCAATCTGGGTTTTGATCTTCTTCGCGGCATCAGAGCCACGATCGCCCATTTCCCGGTACTGCTTCTGCAGATCCTTGAGTTCCTTCTGCTGGCCCGGGATGGTGATCTTCGACATCTTCTCATAGTCGAGTTGCATGTCGCGGATCTGGAAAGCATCGAGCCCGGTTTTTGATGACGAACTGCCAAGGTCTGCGGGCAAAGACGAGCCTTTACTACCTGAGGTTGGTTTAACCCATTTCCCGGCTGTGGCATCCCAGATCATCCCCTCCGAATACCCGGAAGCATCCAGGGCGTCCTCTCGCTGTTTGGAAGCAATCCACGCATAGAGATCCCTCTGACTCTCAGAAGCCCCTGCCACATCCCCATGGACTAACTTCCATGCCACCTCTGCTTCGGCCCCCATGATGTGGAAGCCGCGTGCCGAGAGTGTTAAGAAATCATTCAGCGTTCCGAAGAACTCCTCGATCTCTGTCGATCCCGCGACATCGTTCATGAGATCAGTCCATTCTGAGAATGACGGGGCAAGCTCGGAGCCTACAGTATAATTGATGTTCTGCAGGGTCGCATCGAGGTCTTTACATGCTCCTTCATATTCGCGGAGTTTCCGCTGTTGCTCATCGGTGAGCGTGTTGGCGGTGTTGTAGTACTGCTCAATCCCGTCTTTCCCGAGCGCGATGTATCCTGAGAGTTCCTGATACCCCTTGCCCACGAGGATATTGGAGGCGGTTACACGATCGGCGGATGAGGAGAGTTTGCCGAGGCCGTCGATCATCTGAGGGAAGATCTCGGTTGCGGATTTCAGGCTGCCGTCAGCGTTTCGGTAACTGACGCCCATCGCGTCCAGGACCTTGCGGGCCTTCTCTCCCTGCTCCCCCTGGTCACGGAGGTTGAGCTGGAGCTTGTTGACCATTGTTGCGAGACTGGAGATATCGCTGTCCGCGTAACGGGCGACATTACTCATCCGCTGGAGTTCCTCGTTCGTCATGCCGGTGGTGACACTCAGCTTGTCGATGGTACTGATGAACTGCGATGCCTGATTTGCGAGCTGGATGAACTGCTGCCCGTATGCCATCAGCTTGTCGAAGACAAACATGGTAGCGCCGAGGCTCACCGACACGTCGCGGTAGAACTTGAGGATCCCGCCGGAAGATTTTTCCAGCCCGCCCAGGAACTCAGATGCATCTAGTCCGAATTTGGCGAAGTATGTCAGCAGGCCGTCGTCAGCCATCGTTCCGTCCCCTGCCGATCCGCATCAGCTTACGCTCCAGTTCCGCCTCAGATCGTGCCTTCTTCGCTTTTCTCTCCCTGAAGATCATGAACTTCTCCGGATTCGCTTCTTTATCCCCTGCGCACGCCCTGATGTGGGCGATTACTGCCGCGTTCAGGGCATCATCCTGATCGCGGATGCGCTTCACCTCTGCAATACACCCCCGTGCCTTGGCGAAATACTCGCCCGGAGTCATCCGCCGGAACTGTTCCAGTGTCAGTCCGCAAAGACCGAGCGCAGTTTCTTCATTAGCCCGCTCGTAGGCTTCGCTGAGTTTTTTGGGAGTTCGCCGTCCGCCGGCTTGGCTTCCGGTGCCGGCTGTTCATCGTCTGACCTCTCCTTTTCCGGATCGCCCCGCCACTCCTGCGCAATCAGGGCCTTGTTGTAGTATCCGTAGAGCATCAGGATCCCGGTGGTGCCCGGGAAGACCCGGCAGAACTTCTTCACGTACTGGAATGCGGGTTCGAGGCCGGTCTCATCTTGCGGGAAGATGTAGACCAGTTCTTTGCCGTCCTTCGATCTCTTCCTGAGCCCCCGGTGCAGGAACTTCGCGGCGTTCTCGTACGTCATGTTCTGCGCATGGAATGCTACGAACATCGACAGCGACCGCTCGATCTCCCTCAGGTCTTCATCCTGCAGCCGGAAAAGATAGGTATGGCCGTCGATCTCAATCGGCAGTGCGTCTTCGGTCACTCAGTACCCACTCCGGATTATGTCGGGCTGGCGACCGTGCCGTGCGTGACCCGGACCCAGTACACCTTCGGGACCTTGGCTGACTCCCAGACCACGATCGGAATGTTGGTGATGCTGCCGGTTGCCGTGCCGATGGTGATTGCGGCGGACGCCGCACCTGAGACAACGATCGTGCCGTTCACGTAGATCGTGCCGGCAGCTGCGGTCGGGGTGATCTTGATGCCCGTGTCATCGCTGAAGCTCGTCACGAAGTACTCATCAATGCCGGCACCTGCGGTCGGGGTGAAGTTCGTGATCGACTCGTCCGCCTGGTTCTTGAACGTGATCCAGGGAGTTGTCAGGCCGCCCGACACGGTGCTGACCCGGGTTACCTTGGTCTGCGGGGTGACGGTGACGGTGATCTGGTGCCCCTCCTTCAGAGGGATCTTTTCCTCGGAGCTCTTGATAAACCCGGAGAATGAGATTGACCTTCCGGCTGTCGGGAGCACGAACGTCCAGAGATCGGTTGCACGGTCGTACACATCTTCAAGGAGATCATCATGCGCCGTGATAGCGAGATAGTTCAGCGTGAACTTCGCTTCTCCCATCTTGATCCAACCGGCAATGACCTGCTCGATCATATCCGGGCTGTCGTAGCTCGTTGCATCGATTTCCCCAACCGTGGGGGTCGGAACGGTCACATCGACCAGTTCCCCGATCAGCGTGGTGTTCCGGATCACGGAAACGTGCTGCTCAACTGTTTTCTGTTCTGTCGTTTCAATCACCTTCTAGTAAGCATAAGCAATCCTGAAGTCCCGGTGTCGCATGTAGACCTTCGCTTCAGCGTTCACATCCGGGTCTGCCCCGGCATCTTCGATACTTGTTACCCTGAGGTAGTCGGTCCCTGCCGGCAGGAGTGCGAGCCCGCAGGGGACCTTCTTCTTCAGGAGCTGGGAGAGGGCCTCGGCTGCCGGATCAGTGCTGGCAAATACCGAGACCTGCACCCGAGCGTGCCCGTTGTCGCTGGATGATGTGCAGGCATCCCCGATGTCCGAGATCGTGCCAGGAAGCATAATGTAGGGCAGCGTCGGGGAGACCGGGACATCACCGATACGATACACCCTTGTTCCGACAATGGCGGAGATCTCCGCGATGCCCTTGATCCTGGTCTGCATGGCGATAACCGGGTCAGCCATCATACCCTCCCGGAGAGTTCGGTCTGGTAGAACTGTGCCGTGGCAACATCGCGGTCCCACTGCTCGCGGTTGAAGAGGCCCTTTGCCATTCTCTCGTACTTTGCGAGATTGCGGTCAAATGCGGGCCTCCAGCGTGGCTGCGGGGCCTGGTTGTAGAGCCGGCCGAGCGAGTCCCTGCCGACAAAGCCTTTCTCAAGCCTGCGGGCCTGTGGCTGGTCGGTGCCTACATAGGCAACCGTCCGGGTGCCTTCCTGCACGACAACGACATGCACGGAGCGCCTGAGGGTGCCGGTCCGGTAATGGATGATCTCCTGAACGTCGTTCTTGTACTCGTTCGCCTGGAGTTTTGCGATCGCTCCCTCATTCTTCTTCACGTTCTCGCCGATGCGCTGAACGTCTTTGCTCATGCGGTTTACGGCGGAGAAGGCGAACGAGAAGCCGGGCATCACGCCCCTCCGAATTTTATGGCAAGGATGACCCCGATAAGAGTCAGTACCAGTGCGCAGAGCTGCCCGATGGCAATCCAGATCAGCTGATCGATCTTCCTTTCCAGTTTGTTGATCCACGAGTCACGGCCGCTGCGGGCCTCCTGGCACGCACTGTGACAGGCATCGCGGCGTTCTTTGCATTGTTCCTGGGTGACGTAATCCGGTGCCATCATACCCCTCCCGTGGCGCCCGCGGCTGCAATGTCGCAGGTGATGTGTGAGACGGTCTTCGTGGCAGCCTCATAGGTCTGCTTCACTGCGTTGATCGTGAACGTGCCCGTAAACCCGGTCTCCGTGCTGGTGAGCGTGTCGCCTTCCCGGACGTTCGTGCCGGCTGGCAGGACAACCTTGGGCGTGCTTACGATGTACGGCACCGAGCGGCTGCCCACTCTCATGGCTTCCTGAGGGTTCGAGAACCGGCAGGAGACGGTCGCGTCAGTCACATCCGGCACCGTGAGCCCGTTGCTGTCGAAGTAATCGTCCTGCATTGTGAGCGTTGCGGACCAGGTTGCCGTGCTGATGGTTTCCCCGGGCGTGAACGTGCCGACAACGGTCTTCACGACCATTGGAGAGGCGACCGTATCGATCACGGCCGTTGCGTGCGAAGTGCCCCCGGTCACGGTCTGCCCCGCTGTGGCGGTGCCTGTGGGGGCAGAGAACGCGAGGGCCTGCTTGTTGCCGTTGTTGTGGTGCAGGGTGGCTGAGTGGATCAGGAAAACTGCAGGGTAGGGCATCTTAGTACCCCCTGAGCATGCGGTGATTGCGGACGATTGCGACGCCCGAGCCTCCGACATACTTCACGTACTTCTCGATCCAGTCCAGAGCCTTTGCCTCAAACGCGGCCGCCTCTGCCTCAGGGGATGTACTGAAACTGGTCCCGTCATTAAGACCGGTAGAGTTCGTCCGGCTCAGCTCGTGGGCCTGCCGGCGTTTGACCCATGCGCAGGTGATGCAGATTGAAGCGTCCCGCAGCCGGGTGTCGGTTGTCGGCAGAGAAGTGATCCCTTTCTCCAGGAGGAGTGCGGCGATCTGTTCATCGCTCTTGAGGATCCGGCGCTCGACGATCTCCTGTGTGGCGGTACCTAATGAGGTCCCGATTTCATCGGTAATGTCAGCGTAGGTACAGAATGCCATGGTCCTCCGCTACTCTACCACGATGTACCCCTTTTCCGGGCTGTAGAACACCTGGATCGCGGTCGTGTTGACTATCGCATCGACATACGTCTTGAACTCGTCAAACGACGCGAACGCCGTTACCTTGTGGTTGGTCATCTAATCCCTCCGAAAAAAGGGATTAGCTGGTGGGCTTGCTCGCGCCCCAGTACCGGTGGTCGATCCTGGCTGCTGCAATGTCCCACTCGACGCCGTACTCGGTGGTGCGGTTGCTGAACGAGAACTGGTCCATACCGCGCCGGAGAACCTGGGGGCCGGGGGCTTCTTTGGCAGGGGCGGGGGCGGGGGGGCACGGGAGGACGCCAATGGAAACCC